ATGCGAAAGGATTAGAAGTTTATACTTCTGCTCTTTTGGTTCTTCAGTAATGAATTGTGAGAATGATTCTGTCAATTTAAACTTCTCTCTTTTTACCGATATTGTATTTTGTCTCTAAGTCCCACTCGTTCTTTTCTTTAAACGCAATCACTTTGATTTGTGATAGTGGTGCTTTGGGTTCTGCTACACCCATGAGTTCAATCAACCCCCAATCACTTAGAAGTGACGCAATAGAGTTTCTACGTTCAATATCGTTCTGGTTTATATTTGTGTCCTTACCATCAAGAGCGAATAACTCTTTAAAGTGTACGATGTAATACCGTCCTTGTTTATGTAGGATATGACACGACTGATAGAGTTTTCTCTCTTTACGAGATGCAACTCCAATACGACTTAATGTCTCACGAACCTTCAGAAAATCATCTGGTTCTTTTAATTTTATTTCGAGCATCCTTTCGGGCTGCCAATCAATTTCATTCATTTTCTTCCACCTTTATTCAAACTATTTTTTATAGTATTAATTTGTTCATTATCAAGTATCTTGAGAGCGGCCTTTGCTTTTTCATTACTATAACCAAAATACTCTTTTACATACTCTAAATCCTTTAACTTACTCGCCTTTACCCAAGGAGCATATCGTTTCTTCGATCTAATAGTATTTAGTAAAAAGTCATATTGTAGTTTTGCGTCAAGGTGGTGACGCATGTTCATCTCATTAACTAACATGATGGTATCATTAAAGGGTGCTAAACACTTATTAATAATATAGGGAGAGTACTTCTTCGTCCACATAGGGTCATCTGAGTCTAACAGATTTTCCTTTGTTTCGTTTATGGACTTGAGGTAATGTTTAAGTTCATATCCACTCATTTGAATTGAACTTGCGTCATAATCTCAATCATAAATGCAAGCATATTGATTTCTTGGTCTGCAACGAATGCTGACTTGTAAGAATAATCTGCTGTAGCAAGTACGAGATGAGGTACAGTTTGAGGTTGGATATCTTCATAAAGAGCATCATATATCTTACGATACATACGAGATGGGTCATTATCAAGATTGTTGGCAACCCATTTGCGAATAGATTTGAAGTCCTTTTCTTTGAGGAATGAATTCAAATCCTTCATATTCGTTTCTGAGATGTTAACAAGTACACCACTGTCAATCATACCAGAAGTTGAATATCGTTGCAGTTCGTTTAGAACTCTTCTCCAATCGGGAAAGTATTTCTCAACAACACCAGCAACTGCTTTAGGTTGATACTGAACACCCTCTCCATCTAGAATAGTCTGAACACGCTTAAAGAATTCTCCAGCGAGTTTAGGTTTCTCTGATGCTGGAATACGAAATTCTATAACAGAGCATCTAGAGTGGAGAGGGTCGATGATTCGGTTTTTGAAATTACAGGTAAGAATAAACCCACAGTTCTTATGGAACTCTTCTATAAATCCTCTCAACGCAGGCTGAGTAGATTGAGGGTTTAAGTAGTCTGCCTCATCAAGAATAACGAATTTGCGATTACCATCCATAGAGACAGTAGAAGCAAAGTTCTTAATCTTGTTTCGCAGTACATCAATACCCGATTCTTCAGAACCGTTTATCATCATATAAGTAGCGCCTAGTTCCTCAAGCATTGCTTTTGCAACTGTGGTCTTACCTACCCCAGGCCCGCCAGTAAGTAGTAGATTAGGAATATGTCCATCATCTACGAAGGCCTGGAAAGTCTTTTTTAAATCATCAGTAAGAACAGTCTCACTGATTTTCTTGGGACGAAACTTCTCGACCCATAACATCACATCATTCATAATATAAAACTCCTTGTTGGGATTATTTTGCTTCTAGAGCAATAAAGTATTCGATTTGTTTATTCACATGTGCGAAATGCGAAATACCTTTATCGGATACCTTTACTTTATAATCACCTCCAAGCAGTTTTAAGTTCTCAACTTTGAAAAAGTATGTGAAGTCATTCGGTGAATTATCACCAACTTTAATACTGAAGTCGTTAGAAGTTTCATTCTTACGGTCAGTAACAGTCAGTTCAATATCACCACCAGCTGTACCTTTAAGTACTACATCTGGAACACCCAATACTGCACTCGCTTTTTGGATTGCACTAAAGGTGTCTTGTGTAAACGTAAACTCTACGTCTACTGAAGGCATAGTGATTTCCGTTTTCGGAGTAGTCACTACGGATGGGTCACTAAAGAAATACTTCAGTGAACTCCCACCGCCTTCTTCATTCAATCGTACCGACTGATCTCCAAAGTCCAATGTAGGACTCTTAAACAGCGACATCGCTGAGAGGAATTCATTCAAATCGTAGATTGCGAATTCATTTGAAAAGGAATCTGGAATGGTTGCCTTCGCTACAATGTTTTTCATTGCAGACATTGTGTTTATCACATTACCAGATTTAACCAAAAGGTTTTGGTTTATTGTTGAGAAGTTCTTTAGAACGTCTTTGGTATCATTACTAAGTTGCATAATCAGTTATCTCCTTGATTCATATCGTGATTGTGTAAAGCCATTATACCATAATGGATTACTTTTAGCAAGTCATTTCTGTTCTTGCCGTCTTTTTTTCCGTATCGTTGTGAATATTTCATTATATTACCGATACAAAAACCTTCGCCATGTCCAGAATCCATAATGAATTCTGTGGCTTGAAACTTGTTGTGGGAATAGTGAGCATCATAGGTTTTGTCTATGTACTCTTTGAGTTGTTTCAGAATAACATCTTCTGAATATTTGTAATCTATTGTTTTCAATCCATACATCCTATAAAGTTGGATGGGGGGACGAACCCCCCATCACAGTTTCGATTAGCTAGAGTAAGAGTAATCAGAACCAGAGACTGCTTTAAGTCCAGCAGCGATAACACCTTTCGATGGTTCGCCTAGTCTATATGCAGTTGTTCCTTGGAACTTGTTTACATAAATGCAATTACCTTCACTTCTAAGCGTATCAATCATCGCTCTTGGTGATGTCAAGTCAAGTTTGTTTCTGAGTGTTGCCCATGTTACATTCTTTCCAGTTGAAAGAAGTCTCATAGTCTTTTCTCTTTTTGTTAGTGCTTTTCTGCCCATATTATCTCCATTATCTATAATTTCAAATCACCATTATTGATGATTAGATTACATCATACCCTATTTCTAAGGTAATGTCAATAGCTTATTTGATTTTAATTGTTTTAGGTTTCATTGCCTCTGGGACAATTCTTTCTAACTCAATACTCAAAATACCATCTTTGAAGGATGCACCCTGTACAATCACATACTCAGCAAGATTGAATGCTTTCTTGAAAGAACGATTAGAAATACCTTTGTGTAGGAACTCCTTATCATCGTCACCTTCTGGTCTTGATGTGGATTCGACTGTAAGAATATTATCCTTACTTTCAATAATAATATCTGATTTAGAGAACCCAGCAATTGCAAGTTCAATGCAATACTTCTCCTCTGAATCCTTTACGATATTATATGGGGGATATCCAGTTGATGCTGGTGCATCAAGTAGACTGTTGAACATTCTATCGAAACCGATAGAATAAGTTTTGACCCTATCAAACGGGTCGATATATTGATTACTTACCATTTTTTTCTCCTTAGTTAAGCAAGATTAAATACGATACCCGACTATTCGGCATATCGTACTCTTATTTATATAGGTATTAAAGAGGGGGATTTCAACCCCCCTCTGAAACTTTTTATGCAGCTTCGGCATACTCAAGTGCTTTGTCTAAAGCATTGAGTTTTACTTTACGGTTACGTCCGTACCATGCAGACTGCAAACGTGAATCACCTTCACGACCTTGCAAGTGGTCTGTCATGTATGTAACAGAGTTAAATGCCTGCCACCAAGAACCTTCAGCAAAGTTTGCTCCAGGCTGAGTAGTTAGGTTCTCCATTGCAATTTTAGCATTACGAGATGTAAATGGTAGAACACCATCTTCTTTCTCTTTTGCAGGCGCACCGAATACTTCATTGAAGTACTGGATAACATTATCACCAGTAGCACGTTTTCCACCAAGGAATGCAGCCATTGATTTGTACTGTTCCATTTTCTCTTTCGCAATACCCATCTGCTCTTTAACCATAGCAGGGTCGAATGCCTTACGGTGGTTTACAGTAACCATCTTATCAGTATCTTGTGATAAAGACAGTGTAAGAGTGTTATTACATACAACACGAATAGGTGTCATACGGATATTGATAGATTTACCAAATTGGTGTGGGTTAGTAAACAGAAAGTAGTTATCTGTTTGGTCACCTTTGAACAACTCAAAAGACTCTTTTGTCTTTGCAAGTGCCCAAACCATTTGTCCATCTTTAAGTGAACCAGCAGTATGCATTTCCATATCACCTGCCATCACATAGTCATGGAAGAATTCAAATGCTTCTGAGTTCTGTACAGGATTCCAACCAGTACCAACAACATCTAGTACAGAGTTGTCTGAGGAACGGATAAGTGCCTCTTTGTTTTTAATAGGAATACCAGTTGCAGTTACAAGAGGTTGTTTTTCTACTGTCCAATCAAGTCCAGCAACCTTTTGGAATTGGTCTGGTGTTAGTTCACGGTCAACCTTAGTACCTAGTCCATGCCAAGGAACATCCCCAACATAAGCCATTTGTGCTTCACCGTTTATCATTTCAAGTTCATGTGCCATTATATATTTCTCCTAGTTATTTTCACAGTTTGTATATTCATTATATACGTTATTAGAACAAAAGTCAAGATGTTTTTGAAACATTTTTGAATAATTCTTTAGCACTCAAAAAAGTTCCATCCTCAAAGGTTAGAGTAATATCTGGTAATGCACCGAAACCGACAGTGCGGTCTACGACTTTCTTACCATTTATGACTAACTCTTGAGCCCACATATTATCCATAAATTGTTTAAATTCTGGGGTTAATGTCATAACTTCTTTCCTTTTCTCATCATTACTAGCATAGTATACATGTTATTAGAACAAATGTCAAGGCATTTATTGAAGTTTTTTTAAATTAATTTGTGGATATTCTACTAAAGTTCTGAACCTTTTCAAACTTAACAATACTTCTGAACTTGTCAAATAGCATATCTTGTTTGTGTGATATAACAAATACATTCTGGTCGTGGAACGTATTGAGGATTTTGAGGAAGTCATCTGTACCTGTACCATCCAAAGAGGAATCAAAGATTTCATCTAAGATTAGTAGGTTGGTATTAGTAGAGTTCTTCATCTTTGCGATTGCTCTCCATGTGAATAGGAGTGCAAGGTCGATACGCATCTTCTCACCTTCAGAGAATGATGCATAAGAGAATTCATCACGAAAGCGTGACTTGATTGTCTCATTGAAGTTTTCGTCAATATTAAAGTTGACAAAGAAGTCCATTGAGGATAGGTATGTGTTTACCAACTTATTCATAATTGGTAGATACTGTTTAATAATCTTAGTCTTAATACCAGAGTCTTGCAAAAGGTTCTTAGCAACATCAACATAAAACTTATCTTCAGTTAACTTAGACCTTTGTTGTTCTATAAGTTCAAGTTGTCCTTTGAGTTTTGCAAGTTTTTCTTTATCTTCATCAGATATAGAACCACTCTCATATGTCTCAATGTCTTTTGCTAACTTAGAATTGAACTTTTCCATCTCTGTAATAGTTGCACGAAGTTTTGCAATCTCTACATCATGCTTACGAATAGATTCTAAGTTTGTTATAATAACATCTAGTTTTGACTTTTCGGTGTTTTCCAACTCTTCAAGTTGTCGGATTCCGTTTGTGATTTCTCCAACTTTTTCGGTTCTAGTTGTAATCTGCGTCTGCTTTGTTGTGTCCGTAATCGATTGCTCGCAAGTCGGGCATTCATCGTTGTCCTTGAAAAATTTGATTTGACGGTCATGATTATCTTTCCTATTTTGAAGTGCAGCTTCTGTTTTACTTAGTTTAGTAATCTTTTCTTCTAATCTTGCTTGTTCTTGTGCATCGTAAGACAATTTAGTTTTGTCTTGTTCTAACCCAACAATATCTTCTTTTCTAGTACCAATCGTAAAGTTATTATCAGATATCTTTTGATGGTTCTCAGCAATTATCTCTGACTTATTATTAACCACTTGGTCGATAAACTTCTCTTGTAGGTTAATCTTTTCTCGTGTCAAGTCAAAATTATATTCTACGTCACGAGTTTCTTCATTTAGTTCTTTTGTTTTATTCTTTAACAGGAAGTTCATTAATGAAAAAATCTTGATGTCTAGGATATCCTCGACAACCTCACGGCGTGCTTTAGTTGGTAATTGCATAAACGGTACGAATGTAGAAGAACCCAAAATAACAACCTGTGTGAAAGAACGATAGTTCAGTCCCATAATTTGTTGTTCTAAGTGTTTCTGATAGTCTCGAGCATTCGCATCTTGGTTAATCATGTTACCATTAACCCATACTTCAAATATATTAGGTTTGATGCCACGAACAACTTTTACTTCTTTAGTTCCAATACTAAATTCTACTTCAACAACAGATGCACCATTGTTAACAGAATTCACTAACTGCTTCTTTGAGATATTACGGAATGGTTTATTAAACAATCCAAAACAAAGAGCATCAAGAACAGTACTCTTACCAGCACCATTCTCTCCAATTATTAATGTGGTTGAACTTCTGTCCAACTGAATTTCAGTAAAATTATTTCCTGTCGAAAGAAAGTTCTTCCAACGTACTTTTTTAAATATTATCATTACAGTTCTAAGTCACTCGCTTCAAGATATAAAGATTTCATCATATTAGTTAGTCGGTTCTTATCCAAGGTTACATCTAGTTCTGCAATGTAACGCTCCAATAAAGTCATAGTATCCTCTGCATTTTCGACAATAGTATCATCAACATTCTCTGCATCCAATTCACTAAAGTCCTCAACAATCTTTACCTCGTGAGCACCAGACTCACCAAGTACTCTGTCAATAAATCTATCAAATCCGTAAAAGTCTTTTTTGTTAACTACAATAATTTTAACAAACTTATTCTTTAATTGAGATACGTCAAACTGTGTATAGTCTGTAGTAGTTTCATCATAGAATACTTTCTGAAAGATTGTGTATGGATTAATGATACGTTCAAGTTCTCTAGTTGATGTATCGAATACATGGAAACCTTTAGGGCATCCATCATCACTCCATGTCATTTGATAAGTGTTGCCTAGATAGTATACTTGTCCATCATCAGATTTCTTGTGGAAGTGTCCACTGAATACTGTATCAAACTTTCTTAGAAATTGTTTATCATACCCACCTTCTGCAAAGTGTCCAGCGTGCATTTCGAAACCATTAATCTCTAAGTGTCCCATTGCAACTTGTGCCTTGGTATCCTTAATGTGTTCCATTGTGTGTCCATAGTTGTCTGGACAAATCCAAGGAATAAAACATATAGGTGTGCCATCAAACTCAACGGTTGTCGTTTCTGGGTATACAAACATCTTAGGATATCTACCCTCTACAAGTTCTGCAAGAGAGTTAACATCATTAGTATTCTTATAGAATGTATCGTGATTACCCACCATCATGTGAAGGGTAATACCTTTGTCTACAAACTTTTGAATAAATTTTTGTCGGAAGTCTTGTGCTATCTTGTAGGATACAAACTTACGTCTATCCATAACATCACCCAAATGGATAACTGTATCAATACCATTCTCTTCAACGTAAGGAAAAAATACTTTCTCCCAGAATTCGTAAAAGTAATCGTTAAATGATAAGTTATCGTTTCGGGCGCCGAAATGGGTATCAGTTATCAGCGCTATTTTCATCTATTATCTCTTCACCTTGTTCATCATAAAATTTTTCAAGTCCTTTTGGTTCACTCTTCTTTTTCTTTTTAGGTTTGTAAACTGCTTCTGGGGGTAGGAAATTCTTTTGTAGATAATCCACAAACACACCCTGTTCACTATCACCGTCCATTAGAATGTCTACATTCATATTTTCGATAATCTTGTGTTTAACGTGCTGTTGTTTCTTTTCTTTTTGAATCCTACGAATAAACGCATAATAGATAATTTGCGTAAAATAAGCAAAAGGATTATTACTCTTTTCTGGATTGAAGTTACTACAATACTGTAGACAGTTTTCAATACCATCAGAAATCATTTCATCTCTGTAAGTGTAATTTATAAAGTTTGGACGATATGAAAGGTGGTTTGCAATCTTTAGGAAACATTCCCCAATGTAATTAGACACAGGTGGTCGTGGGTCACCTTGCGCTTCAGCATCTTTGCATTGCTCTTTCCATTCTGTCATCGCCTCTAGGAACTCTTTGTTATTAACATAATGAGCACCCGATTTCTTTTTAGCCATATATTTAACTCCACATTGTATGCATGTTTTTATGCAACTTATTAACCATTATACAGATTTCTACAGATATGTCAATAGCTTAATTAATTTAAATTTATTTCAAAAATCTCTTGCTAATCTCTTGACAACTTGGTATATTAGCTATGTAGGGTATGAGAATGAATAGAACTATAGAACTAATGTAAAGTCTTAGTAAGTACTTCTCCATACTCTTCATCCCATTCATCTTCTTCAATACCCATTAGTTCGGCATCTGTTGGTTCTCTTTCAACGACATCAATATCTGCGTTCATCCTCATTACACAATGTTCATAAAACTTAGACAAGCCCGTAGAAGCATTTGTGATAATCATTACTTTGCTTTTATCTATATTATAGGTATTCTCCTCAGAAAAATGTATCCATCTTACTAAAGACACTGATTCGTCTATTCCAAACTTTGTTACTTTTGGGACAACTGAAATCTGTAAAGGAGATTGAATTTCAAAAGTTCTTGGATGTTCATCAGCTATGAGATTACAAATAATTTCTTCACCACTTAAAAGTTTTAGTATTTTGTATTCTGTCATTTGATTTTTATCCTATTGATAGTGTAATCGAATTGCTCTTCATTGTATATATTTATTCGTTCTAAGAAGTGGTTTAAAGTAAAGTTTCTTTTACTTTTGTGAGAAAGGTCATCTGCTAAATCGAAGAGGGTAGCGGCATCTTTAGTATCACTCCTACGCAGTCCACGGCCAATCGATTGCAAGGCACGAACTCTGGACTTACTTGGACTTGCGAACACGATGTTATGGAGATTCCGAATATTGATACCAGTACTAAAAGTACCATAAGACGCAACAATGATTGCATTCTTTTCTTTTTCTGTAATTTCTCTAATTTGTTCACGAGTCTGAGTGTCTGTACCGCCAAAGACATAGAATACTCTCCTGTCTTTAGCAGAAGTATTAATCATATCATAGAGAACACTTCCATGTTTCTCTACATACTGGAACAATACTAATGTGTTAGTATTGAGATTGAGAGTTAAATCCCTAATGAATTCATTTCTCTTTTGATGAGTGACAATAAAGTCCATCTCATCTTGATAGTTCATCTTTTTGACAAGTTTACACTCTTCTTCTGAGTATGTCAATACCAATGCTTTGATATCAAATTCAGCAAGTGTCTTTTTGTCAATAAGTTCTTTTGTGGATACTACTCTATTTAGTGAACCGAATAGTCCTTCAAGAACTAATCTGTGTGTTTGCATACCATCAAGTGTACCTGTCAACCCAAACCTGTACTTACATACATCTAGTTTAGTTAGAACATTTGTCAAGGACTTTGCTTTAAATAAATGAGCTTCATCACCAATAACACACCCAAACTGAGAGAAGTATTTCTTTGGAAATTTATAGATAGATTGCCATGTAGATATAACAACTTTCTTAGATACGTTCTTATCATGTCCACTGTATATCTTCTGTAAATACTTTTCATCCCATCCATAGTCAAGAAAGTCAGAGTGCATCTGTTCTACTAAAGATGTTGTTGGAACAAGAATAAGTATCTTGTCGTTATCTTGTTGCTGTAAAAGTAACTCGTAATATCTTACGAGAATATAGATGATAAGTGATTTACCAGATGCAGTAGGACTAAGAAGTAAAGCACGATGTTTTCTGATTGCATAATCCACGGCATTAATTTGGTAGTCCCTTGGATGTATTGGTTGATTTCTACTTTTAAGTTTAAGACTCGTAATGAATCCTTCCAAGACTTCTCTGCTGATTTGTTTTTCATCTTTAAGTTCCTCACTTATTTCATATGGTTCATCCCAATCCTCTAACCACTTTTCTAAATATGAAAGTAGTCCAAGGTATAACTCTCCGTTCTGTGGAGAAAATAATCTTATCTTACCATCCCAAATACGATTGCGATACGCAGGCATAAACTTAGCGCCTGGCACTTCAAATGTAAAATGTTCTGATAACGACCTTGCGGTTGAAGCTTCAGTATCCACTTGTAGGAATACTTCATCCTTCTTGGTAACTTGAGTCACTAGATAGCACCGTCTACAAACTTACGCCATTCAATTGCGTTTTTGATATCCCATCCTCTAGATTGGATTTGTTTGAGTATACGTTCACATGAGTCAGTACACATCTTGTAATATTCAACTTTCTGCTTTGCTTTAATAAGTTCTTCATCCGATTCCAAGTAAATGGGGATGTCAACTTTTAATATCTTATGGTCGAAAGGGTTATCACGATATACGGTAGGGTCAGATTTACCACCGTAGTACTCCCATTTCTTTCGATAGAGTACACGATAAGTTCCCTCGTTCATTAAAACGAGTTGTCTAAAGGTATTGTATATGGTGAGGTATTTTTGATGAAGAGATGCAGACTTCAGAGATTCATCTCCAAGTTCTAAGTCATCCATCTTCAAGTCTTTTTCAGCTTGTTGCTGTAGTTCTTCTAGTGTCATAATATATCACATCCTAATAATAAAAGTTGAGCAGAGATTGGTTGGAACTTTCAGTTCTAAATTTTCTCTGTACTGCTGAGACTCATGGTTTGGTGTTAAAGTTCACCGTATCTGCTCATACTTATTTATAATACTGCTAATTCGTAAACGTCATAATTGAACGTCACACTTGCAGTTAATCCTTCAGTTGCAGTATCTTTAGTATCGAACTGAAGTCCAGAAAGTGAAGTCGGATATATATTCCGAAACTTCACTTGTATACTGGGATTGTTCTTATTTGTCAATATAGTCAAGGTCGCATCACTTGTCATAACTGAAGGGTTAGTAACATTACCCTTGCCTGCGTTGCCTATGTCTTTTGTATCTGTGTCTTTAATTGCTTTTGCGAATTGTTCTGGACTAATTGGAAATCCTATTCCTGTCATCCAATCGTGTATTTCTCTGTAATTTTTTAAGTTCTCTTGAACTAGAAAGGTAAGTTCTAATGGACTAAAATCCAAGGTGTCACCCATGAATGGCATTGCTTTATAACGAGTATTCATAATTGCATCACCAGAAAATGCGATGCCAGGCAGATTAATCTCCTGTGCGAAGTATGTCGTATTCGGTACTTTTAGAATATCAAACTTAAACTGTGAGGCACGTGCCAAGTCAAAGTTATCTGGTTGTCTTTCTATTGCAGTTGTTAAAGCCATATCTTATTCCTTTTCATAATACTATTTATAGCGACCAAAAAAAAAGGGAGAACCGAAGTTCCCCCTTTTCAGAATCGTTAACCGATTTCTTATTACATGATGTTAGTAACTTGTACTCTTCTGTAATATACGTTGTCGTTAGCAGTCAACACACCAGCACGAGCAGTCGCACCACCAGCAAATGGGTTCGCAACCAAGCCGTAGCGAGTTTTGAAACCAATTTTAGGTTGGAATGTGTTTTCACCAACCGCACGAACCATTTGTAATGGAACATATGGGCAGTAGAAAAGACCAGAGTCATAAGGTGAAGTACCTTTATAACCAACAGTGTAGTACTGTTTCGCATCAGCATTTGCTGAGTATGGGTCGATATACACTTTGAAACGTCCGTTAAGTACACCAGCGAATGTGTTACCAGCGTCATCAACATTCAAGTTGTTGTTAAGAGCAGGAGTGTAATCTAATACACCAGCCATTTGAAGTGCAGATGCAACATCTGAAGAACAGATAATTACGTTACCTTTACCTCTACGAGTTTCTTGAGCAATTACGTTCGCATCTCTTTCAAGTTGGAACATAAGGCCTTTGAACTTCTCAACACTCCAACGTCCGTTAGAGTCAACGTCCATATCGAATGTACCAGCAGTAGCAGTATCAGTCTGTGCGCCTGGTTTAGCAGTTACATAGATTGAACGGATAACTTCACGGTTGATTTCGTTTAGGATTTCAGCAGATAGAATGTTTGCAAGTTCTGTTTCAGCATCCAAGCCGTGGATTGCTTTAAGGTCTTGCGCCAATTCCATTGTGTATTCTGCTTTTAGAGCACGTGACTTTGCAGTAACAGTTTGTTTTTCAATTGAGAAAGACATTTCTGAGAATGCATTGTTTGATGCGTCACCCAATGCTTCTGCAGCAGCAGTAGTCATACCAGTACCACCAGTATAAGTACCAGCTGGCGAATCGTTAAGAATCGCTGGGTTAGTACCTGCTTGTGTACCAGCACCAGAGAAGTCAGAGTCTGCTTCGTTATAGAAAGCTTCTGTACCACTTTGGTTAGTGTAACGTGAACGCATAGCAAAAATCAGTCCAGTAGGGCCTGTCATTGGTTGTACACCTGCCACATCGTATGCGATGAGGTTTGGCATAGAACGTCTAACTAGTGAGATCATGATCGGATCCCAGTTTGCAGCGCCTGCTGTGTTTGATGTTGGTGCAGCTTCTGATAAGAACGCAGAGTCCTCACGAAGTGCTTTTTCTTGGTTTTCTAGGATAACAGTAGTTACAGCCTTACGATAAGAATCATTAATCTTTGGTAGATCATTGTGTTCTAGAACTGGATTCCACTTTTCCTGTAAATGTTCAGTTTGAAACATTTTTATTTCTCCTTGTTGAGTTTTTTTCTAATAATATTTATAAGAAGTTAAGCTTTGATAGATAAAATCTTCCGCAGCTTAAATCTTACCTCGCTTTACATTTCTACTAATTGCACTCATATAAGCACTCATAGCACCAGTTGTATCGTAAGATTCTGAACCATCTGATTCGGAATCTACAGATTCAGCGACAGTCGTTGCCTTTGGAAAATAATTTTCCTTAAGCGTGTCAAGTTTACTTCTGAAAGTATCTTCATCAGTAAAATCAACATCTTCTGCAAGAGCTTTAAATTTCTCAGCTTCAGTGTCAGCCAAGTCTGAAGCAACCTCTGCAAAAACAGACTCACGAACCAGTTGATTGTTTGCTTTCTTTAATTCAGCAGACTTCTCAATTTGTTCATTAAGTTTGGCTTCTAAGTCATCAAGCTTTTCTGCTTGACTTCCTAAGATGTCGTACTTTTCATCTGGAACATCGATATAATGCTCTTCGAAAAGAGATTTAAGTCCAGAAATGAAATCTTCTGCAATCTCGCCTTTGAGACCACGTTCAATCGCAATTTCGTTTTCTTTCATCCATTCTTCAACTACATAACCCATATATGCGTCAACTTTTTCGGTCAACTCACTGTGAATTCTGTTTGTCTCTTCAGCAACTTCTTGAACCTTTGCAGATTCAATTCTCTCAACTTCTGAACGAAGTTTTGATTTAATAGCAGCTTCAAAGATTGTAGATGCTTTTTCTTTGAACTCTTCAGAAATTTCTTCACCATTAACTAGTGCAGTAATATCTTCTGAGACATCTACTGAGGCAAGACGATCTTCCAAAGTAGATTCGTCAACTTCCACTGACTCTTCTTCTTTTTCTTCTTCTTCTTTTGCCATCATTTTGTCATATGACGCTTTAAGAGTACTTGCATTCATTTTTTCCATTTCTGAATACATTGCAGCAAGTGTTTCCTTTTTAGTCATTTTTGCTTCTTCTAATGCTTCTGCATCATCTTCAGCAAGTTCTGTTTCTTCTTTGGTTGCACCGACAGCAGGTTCTGCAGCTTTCTTAACTTTAGCAGCAGCCTTCTTACCAGCACTGTCTTTTGATTCTGGATCATCGACAGCTTTACCCAAATCTTCAACATCACCTTCTTGTTTTTCCATTGAGTCACCTTTTGCAGCGCCGTCTTTAGGGCTTGATGCTTCAGCAAGTTCTGCTGAGACTTCCGCTTCTAGTTCCTCAATTGTCTTATCTAGTTCTGACATTGGGATTTTCTCCTTGGTTGTTTATTAACATATTTATAATGATTAAAGTTTTGACAGAAATTTTGCGAATGCAAGTGCGGAAACATTTGACTGTCTACGTCTTACAGACTCATTGATTTCATCGTGGATTTCGGCAATCTCAACTTCTTTGAGTATTCCGTTGTTCCAAATCCATTCCTTACCTTCCATAATTCCTTCTACAAAGGCTTGAGGTGCAGATGGGTCTGCAACAATATCTGCCGCAGTGGCAAGATAAAAATCGTCTTTCACATAATTCGCACCACTTCTAGACTCAATAGAACCCATACCTCTTGAAGAGACACCAAGTTTACCACCGTCTTTAATTAATGCTTTCGCTATTTCCCCCATTGGAGTAGAGAGCAGTTTCGCCTCACCAATAAAGTTCTTTCCATCAGCTTCCAGTTTTGTAATCATATGCGATACCCTGTCAAGATTGACAGTAGGGCCTTCTGGATGACCCAGTTCCCCAAACGCACGACCTTCAGCAACAAATTCTTTGTTATAACGTGCAACTTCTTTAGCTAACACGTTCATTGGGTAGACACGACCATTACGGTTCTTCATGTCTGCCTGCATGAAAATTCCACGAATCTTCATGTCTTTACCACCGTCCTCTTTGGCTTCGGTGATGTATTCTACTTCTTGGATTTGTTCGGCGATTAGTTTCATATTAATACCCCGAACTTACAACTGGTGTGATAAAAAGAGAGGTTGCTCCACGCATTCCTACTCCAATATCAGTGTGAATAACGACACCAGCATTTGCATTAATTCTAATTGAACCAGTGTCACCGTCATCATCAGCATTTCTAATTGTAACTGCTTGTTTTGAACCATTATTAAAAACATAATGTGCAGTTGCAGTTTTACCTTTGGTTGCCCCAGTAGCGAGTGCTTCTTCTGCTCCGATTATTTTCATGTCATTCTTCCTAAATTGTTAGCATTTCTTTTTCAAAATAGTCCATAAGTGCCTTATGCGGAACTTTGAACTTCTTGGAAACACTATTTATTGTTTTGTCAAAAGTATTTAGGAAATCTGTGGGTTTCGCATCCATTTCCTTGAATATAGCATCAATAGCCTTCTTCATCGCTGGAGATAACTTCTTATACTCCTTAGATGATTTATGCTCATCTTTCTCTGGTAAGTTCTGTTTGAACTGCGAAAGAGTTTTACTCACTATCTTCTTCTACCTTTGTATCTGAAATATGGTGTGTCACAAAGGTTTGTGCCACGTCTTGTCTTTTTGTTTCTAAAGCATCCCCAACCTTAGTTGCGAGTGCATTATTAAAATGTGTCTCCGCCGCAAGGTTGTCGCCTGATGCAATTGAACTTACAAAGTCTTTTACATTGTCCATTATTTATCTCCCTTATTTGGATCGTTATATGCGTACATACCGTCATCATCTCCACCCATTTCACCACCTTCTTCATCACCTATCTGTGTTTCGATTTCTTCAATCTCTTCATCAGACATTCTAAGAATATTTTTCTTAACATATTCTTTAGAGAAGTAAGTGCCTACATAGGATTCAACCTGTCCAAGCATGTCTAGTCTTTCCCGAAGAATTTCTGCATTCTTCAGTTCAGTGAAATGTCCATCTTGTAGGAAGTCAAACTGGATATGTTCTTTAAAGTGATCCCACTCTTCCACGGCAATCACACCCTTCAGTAGAAGTTGTGTGCGTATCATGTCTAAGAACAATGCAGTAAACTTCTTACGAAGTCTCTGGACAAATTTTGTGAATTTCAGTTCATCTCTAGTAATGTTATCAGAACGTCCGATTTGGAATCCTCCAGACTCTTCTGCAAGTCTAGATACTGGTACATTCAATGAACGAAATAATTTTTTCTGGAAGTAGGTAATGTCATCAATCTCACCAAGGTTTGAACCGCCTGGCAATGTTGTAATCTCTGTACCCCTACCACCTTCTCTACGAGGCAACCAAAAATCTTCCAACATAGACATGTGGTTTCTGTCATCTCTGATTTCACCAGTTCGTGCATCGTATACCATTTTGTTACGATAACGATTCATCACATCTTTCAGATATGATTCTGCTTTCATCTTTGGTAAGTTACCAACGTCAATGTAGAAAATACGTCTTTCAGGCGCACGAGATATACGATAGATAACTAACGAATCCTCAATCATGCGTAACTGATTGACAGGTTTAATTGCTTTGTTTAGATAAGAAAGTACTGTACCCTTACCCATATCGATTAATCCAGATGGGCAATAAGTAATTGAATCAGATGTAATCTTAACACCCTCAGATGTACCTACGTTCTGTTCCCAACCTTTATCATTGTAAAGGTAGAAGTCATCAATCTTCTTGACCATTTCCATGCCAGTAGATGCATTAACTTCTTTTTGTGTTTCTCTCGCCTTTTTGATTTTGCGAGGGTCAATATATCGAACCTCTTTAATTCCCTTGCGAGGATTTTTTGGGTCAATAATTTTGTGGTAATAAAGTCTGCCATCAACATACCAACGTCTAAAGATGTCGTGTCCTTTTAAATTAAAGTCCAATAAGTGAAGTATCTCATGGAACTCTTCACGAATTTTTGTTTTAATTTTAGGGGATACATCTAGTCTGTCTAGTAAAATTGATACAGATTGGTCACGTTCATCACTTACAATCGCCTCATTCGTAATATCTTCAATTGCACTATCACACTCTGGTTGTTGTGCAATGTCACGATACCTACGAATTAAGTCTACTTCATTACGGTCTCTTCCATCCATATCAAGGACAGATGCGTAATGACCACCGCCTGATACAATATCAAGGGTGCCGTCATCAGAGACAGGAGAAGTGAAACTATCACTCCCCCCATCTTGATTCGCTCTTGTAATTCTGAAACCGAAAAGTTCCGCCATACTATAATTCTCCTAAGTTTTACCCAACTATTTAGTCAGATAAAAAAGAGGATTTATACTGCGCTAGCGGAGAAACTTGTGTATCTCCATGTAACATCGAATGTTTCGATATCACTCACAGTGTCGTATGACAATTCAATCGGTGT